TCTAATACAAGATAATCCTGTCCACCTTGAAATCTTATTAAAATAACTTTTTCTCCTACTTTAAGCTCATTATTTATTGTTATATTTTTGTTTACTCCATCTATAGTAATATTTTCTTTATAATTGGTAACATTTCTACTTAGTACAAAAAACTCTTTAGGAAGTATTTTCAAATTTTCCACTTCTATACTTAAAGGATTTATTGTTTTTACAGTTCCATAAGTAATATTTACTGGTTTACTTTCTATTACACCTTCTAATGCAAGTTTCTTTATAGTTTCATTTAAATTAGCCATCTGTAAAATACACATCCCCTCTTAATGTTAAATCCATTGTATGTTCACTTTCTTTGAATGTATGTTTTGCTTTTTCAACTAACATATAATTTTGTAATTTAATATCACCTAAATCTAACATTATAACAACACTTGTTCCAGCTCTTACTCTTACATCTCCAGGAATATTACTTATATTTAAATTTTTAGTTTTCTTATTATACAGCTGTAATAATGCATCACATTTAGCTTGTGGATTAGTTACACTATCATCTATTTTCTCAAGATATTGTAGCAATCCCCATTTATTAATGTTTCCGGAATCTTTACTTATATATACATCACGTTTTCCAGTGTCCTCATTATCATAAGTCAGTTTAATTTGATTATAAGTATTTGAATCTATAGAACTTGTATACGAGTAGTTTTCTGCCGTTTCTTCATCAATAAGTATATTAAGTTTCATATTCTCAATATTTTTAAGTGTTAGCTTTCCAAAGTCATCATATAAAACATAGATTTTCTTTTTATTCTGTAGAGTAAAATCTAAGGCATTCTGGACCATATCAAATAAGGTTTTATCTTCTTCAAGTCTTTTAGGAATAATATATTCCGTATCATCAAGTGTACCAACATTTAAATTAAACATTACTGCTAATTCCTTAAGCATTTCATTTGCCTTTTTGTTTACATAGTAGTAGGTATCCTTATTCTTAAAGTATCTTAATTGATCATAAGCAGTAATATTATAAAATCCTTCTTTATCAATTTTAAATGTGAATATAAAACCAAAGAAAACATTTTGCCCATCTTTCTTTATACTTACCGAATTACCTTCTTCTATATTTAAAACAGAATCTTTATAAATTTTAAATGTAACTTTGCCCGGACTTCCTTTTCTTTCTGTTTCCCATGTTATTCCTTCTTCTACTACAGGATAGTACATTGTTTCTTTGTTTGTTATTATTATTTCATGACTCATTTAATCACCAACCTTATGAGAATCTAATGACTTGGCCTGGATATATTAGATTTGGATTAGATATATTATTTAATTTAGCTATTTGAGAATACTTACTACCATCACCTAAAAATCTTTTGCAAATATTCCATAAACAATCACCACTTTTTACTGTATAAGGTGGTATTGTACTTGTATTTACTTTAGGCGGTGTTTCTTCTTTTGCAGGTATAAAAATAACTCCAGAACTACTGCTAGCCGCAATAGTAGTCTGAAGCTGAACAACCTTTGTACTAAATGGCTTATATTGCTTTAACTTAATCGATGCTGTAACATCAAATCCCTCTTTTGCATCCTCTATAATACTATAGTCTTCAAGAGAAACTGTTATATTGGTACTAAATAAATCTTTTCCTTTAGGTAACTCTCTGCTTACAATAAATTGAAATGATGTTTTATTTAATTTTAATTTTTCAAATTTATCTAAAAAGTACTTTGCCTCTTTAAATTTACCATTTTTATAATCTGCAAATGGATATTCAACATTTGGAAGTAATAAATCAAAACTTATTTCTGTAAGTCCTTGCGATTTTAAAATACTAACTTCACCATCATTTATTAGTGTTACTGTCTTATTTTTATTTGATATTTTAGTAGTCATTTTTGAAGGTGGTACAGGAAGCAGAACTTTATCCATATAAAATTTATAAGCCATTATTCATGTACCCCCTCTGCACTAATATTCATCTGCTCTTCTACTTTTATAGCCAGTGTGTCAACTATCCCATCAATGTCAAGGTCACTATTAACTGAATTATAATTAGTCATATCAACCTTTATTTCTGCTGTAGTAAATCTATTAATAACTTCTTGTTCTGCAATATCTCTCATATACTTCAAATCTTCTTCTGTTATATCTAAAGCATCTTTCATAGCACCAGTATTTTTAGCTGTATCGCCTGCACCTTGACTTGCTCCTTCAGCTGCATCTAAAAGAGATTGGTAATCTGTATTATCAACTCCTGAATCAAATAAATTACTTAATTTAGAATTGGCACCCCAATTATAGCCTGCCATAGCTGCTCCTGCTACATCTTTATATTCCATTCTATCAATAGTTTTATAATTCTCTGGAGCATCTCCTAACCAATTTTGTAAATTATCTTTAGTACTTTGTAAGCTACTTGTAATACTATCAATATGACCTATTTCAGTTCCTACCCCAATATGAAGAAAACTCTTTACGCTATCTGGTAATATATTCATAAAAGCATTCCAAGCTCTTATTGCTCCATTAACCCCATCTATAACACCATTAGCTAAATTAGTAGCAAAGCCATCAACTCCCTTTGTCATTGCAATACATGAATCCAGTACATTAGTTGCTAAATCTACAAATAATTTCTTAACAGAATATACAGGATTATTAAAAACATTCATTAAAAACTCTGCTACACTCGCTATAATGTTATAAATAAAAACAAATTTATTATAAATTAATGCTCCTAAAGTAGTAAAACAAGCTGCCACTATTCCAGTTGCACTTATATTAGTGCCTTTCCATCTATTTATAGCTGCAACAGCTAAATAAATAACTGTTATTAGAGCAATTATCGCTAATGCAATCCATGTTACTGGACACGCCCATAAACTAGCATTAAGGATATTTTGTACAGTTGTCCATACTGCTGTAGCCGCTGCCACTCCATAAGTACCAATTGCATAGACTCCAATTGCTGCAGCTATTCCTAATACTATTGGCCCAATAATATCAAGGTTATTTGCAATCCAATTAATTGCTGTTAATATAGGTTGACTCGCCATTAAAACAGCATTTGAAATTGTAGTCCATACCTGTGCCCATGTCATAGGCATACTTTCAAATTTAGCATTTGTTTCATCAGCTGCTGCAAACATTGCCTTCTTTACTATATCGGCTGTTATTTCTCCTTCGCTTGCTAAATCTTTTAATTCACCTATGGGCTTACCTATATAATCAGCTACTGCTTGCATTACATTGGGTGCTGCTTCAAAAACTGCATTAAATTCTTCTCCTCTAAGAACTCCACTTCCTAAAGCTTGTGTTAATTGGAGTGTCGCTGAACTCATTTCCTGCTGGCTAGCTCCTGCAATAGTAAACATCTTATTTAACTGTTCTGAAAAAGCTATTACTTCTTCATTGCTATTAAATGCATTTTTTGCTCTATTACCTAATTGTGCTACTGCATTAGCTGTATCAGTATAAGATGCTCTTGAACGTTGTGCAGATTCATATATCATTTCCTGTAATTCAGCAGTACTCTGTAACCCATCATTCATCATATTAAGTCTTGCTGTAGTTTGAACAAATTGATCTGATGTATTTACCAATGCTTTAATTCCTTGAAATCCTAGATATGCACCAGCTAACGATCTTACCTTTCCTAAAAGGTTATCTGTAGAATTAGCGCCTTCTTTAACTTCATCATTAAATTTCTGCTGATTATTAGTTATGTTGATTATATTTGTACTTATCTTATTTACTGTAGCATTTACCTGCATTAGATTATTTTGAGTATTATTAATATTATTATTTATATTAGAAACTGCTTGATTGGCTGAATTTAAATCTGTTTTTAAATTACTTCCAACATTAAAATTAACATCTCTATTCATTACATTTTGTAAAGCTTCAAATCTATTTACTGCTCTATCTATTCCAATATACAAATTATTTAACGCACTACTAAATCTATCCTGCACCTCTATTGCACTGCTAATTGTAGCCATATTGTACCTCCTTCCTATTTTAGTTATAAAGAACTAGATTCTAATGTCATCTTCATCTTTTAGACTTTCTTTCAATCTCATCCTGTTTCTCTTTTTCTGCTTTTACTCTTATATCTATTGAAGCTATTACAATAGCCTGTTCTCTATCTCCCATATTAGCGAATTTGCTAGGCTCCCAATGAAATTTGTGGAGACAATAGTAAGCATAATTAAACTCACTATCGCCTCCATTTATTAGTTTTTTGCTTCTTCAACCAAATCTTTTTTAGTTTCAAATCCATTAATTTTTTGTATGAATCCTAATAATTCTTGATATTCACCTGAATTATCTACCATTTCCATTAATAGATCTTCTGGAGTCCTTACCTCATATGAATCTTGTAACTCTGCATTATATAAATCTGGCTCAACACAACTTGCAACAGCTAACTTTGTTAAGTATTTATTAGTATTAAATTTAGGTCTGAACATATTAGGTTTTCCAGTTACTTGTACATCTATAGTACAATCTTCCCTAAGTGCTTCATCTTCTTTCGCTGAAATTCCTTTCCATTCAAATTCTACTGGTTTGCCTTCCTCATCTAATAAACTTGTTGTAGGTGCATATTTAACACTTTCTCTTTGTTTTTTATTTCCTTTTAAAAATAGTTTTAAATTACTCATTTTCATTCTCCTTTTCATTCATAATATGATAGTCTGTTTGCTTTTCCAAAGTAACCATAAAGTTATATGGTATTGTTATTTTTAATCTTATTTCGCTTGTATTTGGCTCAGTGTCTGCTGCTAATTTTTCTGAATGGTCAATTAAGTGTTGACCTATTATTTTATAGCAATTTTCTGTTTTCTCTTTTAATGTTTTTCCTTTAAGAGTATTAATATCTAATATTTTAGATACATCAAATTTTTCTTCCATAACTAACAACTCCAATATTTTTATAATTTAAAAGAGCACCAAAGTGCTCTTATTACTCCATGCCATCAAGTAAAGAAAATTCTTCTGGCATTTCCCAATCTTCAAATGTTCCGCTTATTTCTTCATCTAAGTACTCTGCATCTGCATCAAACTTTGCTAATATACCACTATCTAAATTACAATCCTTATGGATTATAGTTTGTCTGCCAACACTAGATGTTGGATCTTCGTTAGTAACTTGAATATCAAAATAAATGTCTTCTCCAAGTTCTTTGAATCTGTATAGTAATTTTCTCATTATTGATTGATTATAATGAGCTGTTCCTTTAAATGTGTATTTACATCCTGTAGCTTTATTTCCTTTGCTTACTTTACCTAATATCGGAACTTCTGTTTTTGTTTTTTCCATACTTGACTCAAAATTTATAATCTGCATGAAGTTATATCTTCTATTTTCTATAGTTACAAAGCACTCAGCTTTTGAGCCACTTATTGCATCTTTTCCATTCATTGTTCTTTGTTTAGCCATCTTCTTTTATCCTCCTTCTTTTCTATTTTACATAAACAGCCATATAAAGTTGTCCCATAGCAACTGTTGGATTAATAGTTTGAGTTAAAAGAACAGCTCTCTTAGTCTCTCCCTTTTCAACAATGACATTGTCAGAACTAAAATCTTGTATAGCTCTTATTTTTTCTAATTTTTTATCTAAATCAACTATGTCATTCCATAACGAAACTCTTCCACTTTGGTCATTAGGATATTCGCCTATATATTTTTCATTAAATAAAGTTGCTGTATCATTTGCAACTTGGTCAAGAACTCTCATAACTTGATTACTAGAGAAATCTTCCCCTTTTTCAGTTGTATAAGTAATTAATGTATTTATGTCATTTAAGACTCTTACATCATCACCTACTTTATGGAATATAAATTTACCTGCTTTAATGCCTGCAACTAAATCTGATTGTTTAGCGGTTGCGTTAACAGTAAATTCTCCATCATACTTTTTATTTTCTACTGTTTTATTAACAGCACATCCACCTTCTGCACCTACTGTCCAATATATAAGTGAACTTTCTAATTCTCCAGAATCCAATACTTTATTATCTACAGAAATAATTCCTTCATAATCTGCTTTTTCATACTTATAAAGAACTGTTTGAAATTTAGCCCCTACTTCATCTCTAAGTCTTTTTGTAAATGCTACAAATAAACTTTTTATTTGATCTGTAGTACTTAGGCAACCAAGAGTATTAAAGTTATATGATTCAATTGAATCTAGGAAAGCTTGATATTCTGTTCCAGTTACTGCTTCGCCATTTGTTCCACCTTCAAGAGCAATTCCTGATGTGGCTTCCAAAGCTTCACTTTTCCATTCCCCTATATAATCATTTGGAACTAATTCTTTAATAGCAGCTACAGTTTGTGTTTCTATTTCTTTATTTCCATAAAGCGTTGTTACATTATACTTTGATCCTTCATCTATATCTGTTGTTATAACAATCTTAATATCATTTCCTTTTACACCACT